AGTCTTGCCGCCGCCGCGTGCCCCGCCGAAGAAAACCTCAAAGACCGGGCAGGTCAGCAGCGCCGTTTGCGGGCCCGCCTGGGGGCGCCAAACTACGCTTGGGGCTGATGCTGTTTCGCCCATGCTTCGGCGTCCTCTGCCTCTGCTGGCGCCATGATGACATAACCAAGCCGCTCGCCATTCGTGGTCACGTCCGTCCTGCTCTCAGGCGGCGCGATCCGGTCCAGCAAATCCTTGGCCGCCGCGTGCCCTTGCGGGTGCAGCGGATCAAGGGCGCGCGTGAATTGCGCGGCTAGGATCTCTTCCTTGCGCGCGGCGATCTGCGCCTTGATCTCGGCTGCCACTTCCTTGCCGGCGGACTTGGCCTCGCCGGTCGGCTGCTGCTCGCTGGTAAAAGCCTTGGCCGGGCCTGCGCCTGGCCCGTAGCCTGCGCCGCTCGCTGCGCCACCGTGGCCTGCGCCGTTGCCTTTGCGAGTTGCGGAACTGCGCGCCATGTCTTGCCCATGAAAAAGCCCGGTAGCCTTTCCGGCTCCGGGCGCAATTGTGAGTTATATTCCCTCGCTACAAGCCCGGCGGGGTCTTGTCAAGGGGTTTATCCATCATCCGCAGCAGCGCCACCACCGGCCCGGGCACGGCCCGCGTCCCGTCGCACCATCGGCGAACCGTGCGGGCGTCAACCATGGCCATGCGCGCAAAGCCGGCCTGGGATAAGCCCAGATCGGCCAGTGCGGCGCGGAATTGGTTAGGGGTCATGGGGTGCCGCTCAAGGCGCGCAAGACTTTCCGCCCGTATTTGGCAGCTTGTTCAGCGGTCTTGTAACGAGGCGGCATAGCGCCGTGTGGGAGCGTCGGGTGGCGCAGAGCATTACCGGCCATGTCACGGGCCATCCACCCGCCGAAAATGCTAGGCAACACTTGAAATTGTGGATTGCTCATGGCGCGGCCCCTTATGCTGCAAACGAAACAAGAATGTGAGTGCTTTTAAAGCCTCTTTTGGCCGGGCGCCAGACATTACCCATGAAATGGCTGACGCTTTCACCATTATGCCAATAGCGTTGAACTTTCGAGCCGTCGGGGACCGTAACATTCAAAGCGCGCAGCGCTGAAATTTCAGTTTCTGAAAGATCACGCCCCCCTGTTGGAATTAAGCTTTCCAAAATTTGGTGCGAAATGCTCATTTGTCTATCTTCCGTTTTAGCCGGGCTTGATTGCCCTTGCTGATAACGGAAACGTAGGACCATTGGCCCGCACTGTCAACAGGAAAAATGCGCGCCGTGCGTTTTTTTTCACATCCCCCAAAACTCAGCCAAGCGCCGTAATCCCACCCGCACGGCATCGGGATGCTCCGGCGTCAAGTTCCAGCATATCGCCAGCTTGACCGGATCTCGGTGCAGGTCCAGCACCGCGTCCGCCGCGCGCAGCTGCGCCAGCAACCACACCAGCCTATCCGATGGCCCGCTAAACGCCCCACCGCCTGGCCCGCCGCGCATGGCAGGCTTCCCCTCGGACAGCAGCGCCGCCTCCTCGCTCCAAAGGCTGTATCGGTCCGCCGCCTCATGCTGGGCATCGGTCAGGCGGCCCTCGCTCCATTCGGCATGATACCACACCCGGACGCGGGCGCCCTTAACGGTGCGGCTGGGCTGGTCAGGATCGGCTCTGTAGCCGATCTCAAGCGCGCCGTTCCAGATGCGCTGGGCAGGGCCTAGGTCGGCCTCATGCGGTGAGCGCCGCGCGCGCGCGGGTTTCGGCTTCGTCATGGCGATAGCTCCATTCATGTCTAGCTTTTTTTCAACCGCGCTGCAAGGCCGTTAAACCGGGCTACAAGCTCTTGCAGGTATTCCCGGCCATCCTGGTCCAGCTTGGGGTGCTGCAAGCCGTCCTGCGCCTCTCTGGCGCGGCCTAGGCAGTATTCCGCAACCGCCTCATCGGCATGGGCGCGCGCCACTTGGGCAGGGGTCATGTCCATCAGCGCCACCGCTTGCCGTGCTGAAGTGCCCGGCGCGGGATCAGCCGGTCGGCGATGGCGGAGGTCAGGCCGGCGGGGGGCGGCCATGGCTGGCCCTCGGCGGTCCATTGGTCAAAGGCCACCTTGATGCTCGCCTTGGTCGGGTAATTGCGGGCGGGGTCAAAATTGCCCTCTGCGCTTTCGTTTCGTTTTGTAATTCCTTCAGCCGGGCCAGGACGGGACCGGGACATTCCCACCCCTGTCCCGGCGGGACATTGGACCCCCCCCTTTAGGGGGGGGGTTCCAGATTGTCCCGACTGCGGGGCATCAGCCGGGGGGTAATTGTCCCGATTTGTCCCGATTTGTCCCGGTATGTCCCGGTCACTTTTGGGGGTAAAAAGTAATAGTTGGTTGCGCGCGATTACCATTTCAGACTGCCCAAACCGTGTCGTGATGCACCCCTATTTGGCTCTTTTGGGCAAGCCCATCGGCTGCCCGGTTAAACGCTTTTTTCTTCGCCTCATAAGTATCAATGGTTGAACGTGCGAAGAATGTCTCACGCCATGCGTGCTTGCTTGTGGCGGCGGTCACGCCCGCTTGGGCGGCTTGGTATGGCACCGGGACGGGCTGTGTGGCCATCACGTCATGCAGGATGCGTAGCGCCATGGCCTCGCCGTTGGTCAGGCTGATGCGGGGCTTGGCGGGGCGGTCATCGGTAGGTTCCACCACGCATGACGTAACGGGCTTGCCGCGATGGTTCAGGCCCAATTCCACCCGCTTGAGCGTGAAGCCAAACACACCGTCGATCTCCAATTCGCGCTGCTTGGTCACGCGGGCAATGGATGGGCTGTCATTGTCGGCGCGGCTGATCTCGATCTCGGTATCGGTTGCGGCGCGTAGCAGGCTATGGCCTCGCGCGCCTTGGGCTTGGTCTTTGCCGCTGTGGTGTATCCATGCCACATGCGCGCCGGTCGCCTGCCGGATACGGTCGGAATTGGCGACCAAGGCGCCCATGTCTTCCGGGGAGTTTTCGTTGCCCCCGGCCATGGCGCGGCTTAAGGTGTCCATAATCACCAGCCCGACCGGGATCGCCATGCGGGCGGCGGCCTCTGCAATGGCGTCGATCAGCCGGGACGTGTCAGCATTGGCGTCGAGTAGGTTTAGGGAGACCGGGATAATGGCGAAGGGAATTTCCTGCCCGGCCAGGCCGCATGTCAGGGCAAAGGCTGCCACGCGGTTCTGAATGCCGTGGGCCCCTTCCATGGCGCAGTAAATCACGCCGGCCTGTTCCACCTCGCGCCCGCGCCATTCCAAGCCCATGGCAACGTGAAGCGCCAGGTCCGCCATGAAGAACGTCTTGCCGCAATTTGAGGGCCCATAGGTCACTGACATGGCGGCCTTGATCAGCAAGCCCTCGATGAAATCCTCAGATTTGAGGGCAGGCTTCACGTCCTGGAAATAGATCAGCGGCAGGCCGGTCGGCTTGATGTCGGGGGCTACTTTTTCAGGCTCAAGGCCTATGTCTGGCTCCGGATCTGCGATCCAATGATCCGGCACATGGTCGAGCGGCGGCGGCTCCGGGCGCGTCTCGCGGTATTCCTCCACAATGCGGCGGACCAATCGCGGCGGGGCTTCGCGGGGCTTGGCCATGCCTGCGCGGAATGCGCCGGCAAGGGTTTTCTGCGCTGCCGGGTAATCCTCGCAACGGTGCCGGATGCCTGCCAGCGCCGATGCCAGCGCGGCGAAGGCTGGGCCCTCAATCAATTCGCCCGCCGCAACCAGCCCACCGATGCTGAACGCGGCGCGGTTTAGGGTGTCATGCTTGGCGCCGTCCGGGGCGCTTAGGATAGCCTGGCACTCATTGTCCAAGGCGGTCATGCCGTAGCGCGTGCCATCGCCCGATTGGCGCGGGGCAAGTGCCGGGCGGGGGGCTTCGGGCGCCTTGGGCGGGTCAATCAGATCCAGCAGCCATCCCGGCGCGGGCGCGGGCGCCATGGCTTCATCCACCAAATAGCCAGGACTCGGGGGCGCGATAATATATCCGCCGTTGCCGCGCACATCCACGCCAGCCGCGATCCGGCCCGCGCTGTTGCGAATGATCCGCCCCTGGGGCATGGCGAAAAGCAGGTGAACGCCGCCTGATCGCGTGCGGTGCCGGCGCGTGTCCGGTAGCCGGTGCTGGTTTGCCGCAAGCCATTCCAGCCCGCCGCCGCCGTTCTTCACGTCAAGGTCAAGGCAGAAAAACCCGCTCACCTCACCGGTCGGGACGCCGATCATGGCCGCGCCTGGGCTGGCAAACTGGCGCTGGATTTCCACCGCGTCATGCGTGGCGTCTTGGAACCCGTGTTGCGTCACCGGGCGCTTGTCAGGCCCGCAGGCAAAGACCGGCAGGCGCATTTCCTGGGCAAGCCATAGGGCGGACGCGGCGAGGGTCATGCGAATAACTCCGTCTGCGCCGCGCGCTTCCCGATGCGCTTGGGGTTCTGAGCGTCAATTCGCATTGCCATAGCCTCCGGGATTTGTGCCGGCCTGCCAGCTGCGCCCGCGTGGTTGCGGGCGATGTTTGTGCTGTCTGCCGAGGCGAAAGGGCCAAGGGCCTGCCCCTGCCTCCTTCATTGCGCGCAGCATATGGACCAAGGGGCGGCGGCTTGTGCGGGCCAGCATCTCCCAGGCCGCATCTATGCGCGCCGACCATGCTTGCGTTCCCGGCTGGGCATAATCGCCCGAGCTGCCAAAACAGATGCGCGACCACCCGTCAGACAAGCGCGCCAATCGGTCTAGGCTCTCGTGCATGTGCCAGACCGGGGCGGACCATTCGCGCGGCATCGGGCAAGCTTTCAACAACTCGTCGTTAGCTTGTTCGTCGCCATCAATAACGTCAGGAATCACCGCCCAATGCGGATGCCGCAGATGCTTTTCCGCCCACACATAAAATGCAGGCCAATCCGGCGCAGCTCCGCGCGTCCAAAAACTAAAGGCGCCGTTGTCAAGCATGACGCTGGCGCCGTGCTGAATGCACCATGTCAGATCGTGCGGCGCAGCGTGTGAAATGCAGAAGTGCCGCCCGGCCATAGTGGCAAGCGCGACACGCGGGGTTATCGGGGTGCCGTGATAATGAATCATGCGCCACCCCAGCGCGTTTGATTTCCCTTGACGCCCGCGTCTGATTTGGCTTCATTCAGCGCGCCTTGCAGGCATTTGATGCCGCGCGTTTGCGCTAAATGTTCGGCTTGGTGCCTCGTCAAACCCAAAGCGCGTCCAGCTTCAAGGACGGTATAACCTTCATTAATCAAGTCACGCACTGCCGCTTCACGCCTAAGCATTTCCTGTTTGTCGGCTCTGTCTTTTTTCCCGAGCGAAAGAACGGTTAGTTCTGGCGTATCGCTCATTTCTTGGCGCCTTTCCGCTTCCATGTCTCAAAATGCGCCTCGCGCTCCGCGTCCTCTACCGGGTCCGGCACGCGCTCCGCAAGGTTGCGGGCGAAGCGCTCATAGAAGGCTAGGCGCTCTTCTAGGGTGGATGGGACGGGTTCGGGGGTCATCTTACCGGCCATCCCCATTCTTGCAACATCAGCACCGCGTCATCCTGTGACCGCACAACCGCCACGTCATGGCCCATGCGGCGCAACATGGCGAGGCAGTCGTCTTGCGCGGCTGACGTGCGGCCTTTCTCGGCCTTCACCTCCAGGAACGCCACGCGCTTGTCAGGCCCTACCAGCGTGAGGTCAGGCCAGCCCGTAATCATGCCTTCTGCCTTTAGCATCCTGCCGCCAATCACGCTGCGCTTGCCCGCATTGGGCGAATGATGGCACACCACGCCAGACAAGGCCAGGCGGCGCTTAATGGCGATCTGGATGGCACGTTCTGGCGCGGCGCGGGTCATGGTTCATCCCTCACATGCTGATACGTGACGCGGTTCCGAATATCGTAAATGACCTTCTGGCTCACGCCGTAATGTTGCGCCAGCACCGGCCCCGGTATTGGATTGACGCGAATTTCCCGCACGTCATCATCAGATAGCTTGCGGGCGCGCTTAGGGACGGCGGTCACAGGGGCGGCGCCTTCGCAGTACGGCGATCAAGATGCGCCCTGGCCTCTGCTTCGTTGCCGGTCATCAACCTAATTCGGACAGCGCGAAGCGTTACCCTTGCTTGCCGCCCAAACTCGGCCCAATCCAACAGCCTCAGCATATCCGCCTTCGCCACCATAACCACGGCCGGCCCGGCTTCCACCAGCGCGCGGTATTCGTCTGTTGTCATTTCTTTGCCTCCACCGAACAAACAATGTCCTTAATCATCAGCGACGGATGCAACCGCGCCCGCACATACGCTTGCGCTGCCACGCAGCTGCGATGCGCCTGGGAGCCGGGCTCGCAAGCGGTGCCGTCAGCGGCGCAGATTAGGAAGGTCAGGACTATGAGGGTCATTGCACCGCATCCCGGAACATATCGCCTTGCCGCTGCGCTTCTTCTATGCGGCGGCAGGCAACATCGAAGTAGCGCGGCTCGATCTCAATCCCGACGAAAGGGTGCCGCATCTGCACGGCGGCGACGCCGGTTGTGCCGCTGCCCATGTAGGGATCAAGGATCATCCCTCCGGGCGGGACTTTCGGCACCAAAAGCGCCAAAAGGGAAACCGGCTTCTGTGTAGGGTGTTCGGTTAGCTCGTCTTGGCACGCGGCAAAGCCGGGCATGATCGCGGCGACGCGGAACACATCTGATCGGCGAGAAAATCCGTAGTCCAAAATGCGCTCATATGCGTGGCCCGCAACGCGCCCCGTTGTAGAGTTGGGGTGTATCGGGACTGCCTTATGCCAAATGTGGACGGCTGACGGCTCACCGCAGGGGTAATCAGGCACACAGGGCCAGAAAATCAGCGCGGGGCATTCTGCCACCAACATCCGCAACAGCGCATGCACGCCATCGGTCGCAAACAAGTCTTCGCGCCCTGGATAAGGCGGATCAGTAATCACCGCCGCTGGCCGCTCCAGCCCCGGCGCGATCTCCCGGCAGTCGCCTAGCCATAATTCAGCAAGCCCGATTGTCACTTTCTCAGCCATCACCCGCGCGCCCAGACCATGCCGCGATTTTTCAGCCATCCCGCAGGCGGTGGATTCGTCGGGTATTTGCCCGGCGCGGCGTAGCACTCGGCATAATGCGCGGCGCAGTATGGCGAAGCGCATCCGTTCAAATTTGCGCGCACCGGTTCATCGCAGAAGCGCCACACTTCGGGCCGTTCATCGCCCCACATGGGAAACTTGCATTCCGTCCCGGAAAAGACCCGGCGCGGCGCTTCATCAGCGCACGCGCCGGGCAAGGTTCGCTCAGGCCGGGAGGAAGCCTGGCGCTCAACGGCGGAGGAAAGTGCGCCGGAGTTGGAAGCGGCACTTGGCCGCGATGGGGAAGCCGCCCGCGCACCGGAAACGGGAAGTTCTCGATTATTGCGGGCGGCAGGCCGGGACACCATGCCCCGGCTTATGTTGACCGGAACGCCACGCAGCGGCAGTTTCAGCCGATGCGCGCGCCCGATAATCTGGTTTTTGTTCATCGCCATTTTCGCGCCAATCTGCGCGCTGGACAAGTCACCTGCCCAATGCTCGCGCAATTCG